GCACAAATGCAAGGGTCGTTTAGGCAAAATAAAATCATACAGCCAGTAACACAACAATGGCAGGATAAAGCTATGGCTGTTCGTGAAGGGATTCTAAAGAATAAATGAATAAATTATCATCATTAACCATAGATATTTCTGTTGGCGTAACACCAAAATCTGCACAGATGTTTTTTTGTGCTTTCATTAATTCTGTTTGCACTTTTATTGGCAAATCGTGGAAAAATATTTCTTCATCCACAATGTCTGGAAAACAAGCAACTTGGGCTACAAAAAATGCAGATTCTATCGCGTTAAATGCGGATTGTTTTTTGTCCATAATATTACCCCTTTTAAGAACTAAACATTGTAACATTAGCCTAGTTAAAAAGAAAGTATTTGTGTAATGCTACAGCCCCTAAAAAACAACAGTCAGAAAGCCCCTGTATATAGTTTGTAATTCAATCATGTGATCCTCGCAAAAATAGTGTTTCCATAAGAAAGATAATTATAATAGAAAAAAAGTAAAAATGACACGGTATTTGTTACTACGGATAAGCCATTACATAAGCAAATTCGACAGCTACTTGTGGGGTGTGCTACATGGAAGACGATAAACCAAAACTAATAGAAGTCTGGTATCTCTACAGTGACGGCAGTCGGGTTCACAATAATCAGGTGAATAATATAACAATTTATTCATTGCCAAAATGGCTGCTCAAGTTGTTTAGCAACTAGGCTTTAGCTGTTTCAGCCGCCCTTTTAAATGATGCGGCTGTTGGACGGCCCTTGACCCCTGGCCGCCTTGGTGTTTTTGTTTTGCCAGCACCCAATTGCTTCAAAGCAATGTTGCGATACAAACCTGGCTTCTGTGATTTTAGTTTTGCAATCTTTTGTTTCTTTGTTTTTGCCATTATTTTTTCCTACTTTTTGCACCAGAACATTTCCAACGCTTGCGAGATAAATTGTTAGGAGTGTTAGGATCGTTCTGTTTCTTTTTAGTTAGCCCCTTTTTTATGCCTAAACTCCTAGCGCAATAGCTGTCACCCTTACTTGTGCCGGGCTTTACTCTGGCCCCTCCACCACGAGCCTTGCCAGCCTGTCCAAACGAAATACGCTGACCGCTTGCCGTGACTTTAACCTTGGCTTTGCCTTTGGCTGGTTTTGCCATTTATTCACCCTATCAAAATAACTTTAAACGTCTTGTCTGTACTAGCAGAATTAGTGTGTATTAACGACATCGTGCCATTTACAGTTGCCGACATATCACGATACGGTTTAATTGCAATCGCCTCTGCATTAACAGTCGTGGGGACGCAAACTGCAACGGTATTCACGCCAATTCTGCCGTCCACAACAGTTGTTGCTGCCGCATTAGCCGCCAATGTGACATCTAGGACGTTGTTCGAGCGACCACCTGACAGCCCAATAATAGAAATTGATTGCGCTCTAGCTAGTTTTTTTTGATCTTCAGAGTCGGCTGGTGGTATTGGAAAATTACTTACAGACATTAGGTTTGGCCGTCTTTTACAGCGTCTATGTCAATGCCTTGTGCGTGCGCCCAAGTGCCGCCAGCCGCAATATTAACCGTTACTCGCGCATAACGACAAGACCTTGTGAAGTGCGCCATGCCGTTATTATCCACTGTAGAAGGCCCGTCAGAGGATGTGGACCCACTAGGGCTATCTCTATAGGTCAATGTTGCCGTGTACGTTCCTCCGTCAACGTAGGGCCTCACACCATTAACGTACATACGCTCGTTAGCTAGTTTAAACAATTCCATGCCGCTAAACTCTGTGGTCGTCATTGTGGCGGCTAACGGCTCACCTGTGAATGTTGCCAATTGATGACTATCATTGAAAGCTGAAAGCGAAAACATACCGCCAACCCAGAACCTGTCATCAAGGCTCGTTTGCAAGGTTTCAAGGTTACCGAAATCATTGATTGACTCCATCGTGTGCGTGATTGACCGGTTACTAAAAACAAGGTCAACACTCGATTCGCCATAAGACCAACGCTGGGTTTCCCAGTTATAAATTATTAATTTATTAGGTGTTCCGCTGACATTTTGATAGCCAGGATAACTCCATATAACAAGCTTGCTAACGGGGTCAGCCACGCCAGTTATCCTATGCAAAAAGTTTAAATCTAAGTCATTGAAGAAATATCTATCAACTTTCTGGCTGCCAATTGGTTGTGATCCCGTCCCATCAAAAACGAAAAATCCCGTTTCTGACAGGTAAAAAGCAAAAGGCCCGACGTTTACCACTGATTTTCCAGCAAGGGTTCCACGGCCTCGCTCCACCTCAGTGAAGCTCCAGACCAACGGACTGCCTTCGTATTGTACTCTGTAAATACTTTCACGCATGAACACTGCGCCATCAGCACCACCAACTGCGCCAATTATCGCTTCGACCGATAGCCCATTTGGCAGGTCTTGCCTGTCAGACTGCACTTGTGCGGCTGCACTAGAGCCAGGGGCAGGCCATGAAGTTGGGTTATCTATAGCACTCCAATGAACCCGGTTAGGAACCACGCCATCAGTTGCATCATCAATATTTCCTAACATGACAAAGTTAGAAATCACGGCAGCGTGTTTAGCTTGCGGTGGGCTACCAGCTAAGTCTGCAAAATCAGAAGAAGTCCCCATCACATAGCTCTGTGGAGCATCTGTGTGGCCGTTTACAGCGATTACCCTATTTCCGTACTGCAAGAAGTCCCATGTGTCGTCTGTCGCAGTTGTGTATGCTCCTGTGCTTTTAGAAATCTCAGCAAAGCTAGTGGTTCCCAACAGATATAGATTTCCGCTGTCGCCACAAAACGTATGTTGAGTTCCATCATTTTCTTGTGCTGATGTTGCGCCTTGCAAGCGATTGGATAAGGCAGTTGTGTAGCTGGTCAGGCTTCTAATTGGGCCATAACTGTTGTTGGTTAGTGGCAAACAATTTTTAGCATCATTTGCGCCCGCATTAGTGTAAGCCGCTTGGTCAGGCAGAAACTCACCAAAGGTTAGCATCGTTAGTACCCCCTGTTGATGTTAAATCGGCCTTGTCCGACTAGCACGTTGTCTAGGCGTGTCGTGGCATTTCGGCGTGATCTATTGTCTAATCGGTTTAAGTCATCAATAGCCGTCTGTAAACCCTGGGACCATAACGCCACGTCCTCCATCGATTTAATGTACGCCTTTGCCTCCAAAAGCGTGGCATATAAATAGGCGTCCGGCGCATTAGTTAAAAGGTAATTGGTTGTGTCGGCTGCAATGTCCCATTTCTCAAAATAGTTTAGCAGTATTGAATATTCCTGATCTGCCTTTATTTCAAAAATTAAAGTTCCGTTAGTCGTTGCATAAAGATAAGGCCTTGATGCTGCCGTGTCATATGTTCTCTGGGCATTTAAATCCCTGATGTTTTGGGGTTGTATATTGCGCTTGTCATCAGCGTAAATAACATCAATAGTTTCAATCCATTTAGCTGGCAAAGCCACGTTATTTGCTCCAGAAGCCAGCGTGAGTGTTGATACAGCTTCTTGCTCTAACAGTCGCAATTTACGATTTATTCGTGCTTCACCTAACTGGACAAAGTTAGACATAACATCATCACTCAAATCAGTGCGGTGTAGGTAATCGGCTGCTGTTGTTTTGAGCGTATCGTAATTTGTAATCGCCATTATTTTTTAGCCTTTTTTTTAGAAACCTTTTTGGCTTTTTTTGAAGAGCTTACAGCCAATCTCCAAGCTGGCGTTGCCTCACCAGGGTCGTCAACAAAATCAACGATCTGTTCAGTTCCGTCTGGCAAATCTCGTATATATAAAGTCATGCTGCCGCCTCCAAAGCGTTCTGTATTTCCCGTGAAACATGAGTAACATCGTAGTCACCATGCTTAATTAATGCAGCAAGAAAACCGTCATCTGCTGCGGTAATCCAAGTCGGAACCATTCGAGCAACATCTGCAATAAATTCAGTTCCCATAACATACTGCGAAGTCGTTAAATATTCTGTGCCGCCACAGTTCACCCACAGCCTGGGGTTGGGCGCATCTTTTGTGCGTGGCCCTTCGTAAAGATGTGTAGTGGTTTCAAAACTACCCTCACAACCAAAATAAGTTAAATGCGTATGCCCAATGCGGCTTGCAATAAACGGCGCAGTTGCAGCCGCTGATATAGTCGCTTGGATGCCGTTTGGTCCTCGTATCTCTGCTAACTGTATTTCAACGCCTTTCAATGCCTCGAACAAGCTAGGGTCACAAGTGTCGCCTAATATAGCCTTCTTAACGCCACCGCAGACTGTCGCTAAATCTGGGCTAGGGTCTATAGCGTAGAAAGTTGCTTTGATATTGTTGTCATTGCACCATTGAAATGCTTCGTTAATAGCCCAGACCTCACCATCAAAGTCTTGCAATTCTTTAATATTTTTTGCCGTAGAATGACCACCACCAACCACCGCTAATGGCGTCGAGTTGGGGCGCAGTTCTTGCAGCCCCAACCCGTGACAATATTCTCTATTTCGCTTAAACACAGCACTTGAAACTGGGTCTAATGCGGTGAAGAGAATTTTAGCCATTAGCCAATGATGCCCTTATTTTCAAGTTCAGCCTGTAGAAGCTGAATTTGGAGGACTGCCGTGGCAACTGTGGCGGCACTAGCAATAGCAGCGATAGCCACTTGTGCAGTTGGAGCCACACCATAAAAGGAAATCTTTTCTGATGTTGTGTTGCCTAATGTCGAGCCGTCAGGGTTTCCACTAGTAAGTTGTTCTACAGCCATAATTT